GGGGATCGGCCTCGGCTCTCTGGAGGGATTATATAATGGAGGATATGAAAATGTATAGTAGGGATAAAATCGAGGATCTTGTTGGAAAGACCATTACTAAGATTGATAACACAGACGATATGCTTGTGTTCCATTGCGATGATGGTGTAGTGTATGAAATGTATCATCAACAGGATTGTTGTGAACAGGTAGAGCTTGAGGATATCGTTGGAGATCTCGATGATCTAATTAACTCAGTTGTGCTAGATGCTTACGAGAGCACCAACCAAGATAATCCAAAGGGATATAAGAGCTATGCAGACAATGATAAAATTATACCCGATGACTCATTCACTTGGACATTCTACTCCATTTCTACCGCAAAAGGATTCGTAACCCTAAAGTGGTATGGAACAAGTAACGGCTATTACAGCGAAGGTGTGGACTTTGTAAAACGAACCATACAATAGGAGGACGACATGAGTGCAGACGACAAGATGAAGCGGATGATGATTGTATTGCGTAAAGAGAATCATCGAGAGAAGCGGAACGAGATCATGAGGTTGGGTAGGAGATCGGTAGAGGGAAAAACGATGGTGTTTATCAAAGCTGCACAGATGAACGAGATAAGGAGGGCAACATGAAGGGATACATCGACGAGTGGGTAGCGGACATCGAAGATCTCAGGTGCGACATGCTCTTTGGCGATCGAGAGGATGATGTTGATGAGGTGTTCGAGAACAACGCCAACAGAGAAGCTGAGTTGTGCTTTGTACAGGCCACAGCACATATGGAGTTAGCGATCTACAACCTCAAGCTCTGCCAGTTGAAGTTGGTATAGGAGGATGCGATGAGAAACTTCTGGAACAGAAAGGACAAAGTACAACTCTCGATTGACTTACTGATAGTGATGTTTATCGGCTATTGCTGCGGGTATGCATTTGGGATGGTGATTCAATACTTTGCGAGGTAATGGCGTGAAGAAGAAAAAACAGAAAAGAATCTATTCGCAATCCGACCTTAGGCATATGGCCAAGTATGGAGGACTAACCGACGTTGAGTATAGAGAAAAACACCACGACAAGCTATTAGAACGATTCGTTTCTGGGCTTAAAATCATTGGGAGGAAATAATCATGAAACTCCAAGAGCTGTCCTTGATAAACGATGGGTTGTATCATGTGAGTGTGTTGATTGATGGCAAAAAGTACACGTTCACGCTATCGAGTGAGTTTGCCTATCGCCAGTATAAGAAGCTATTGAGATATAGGCCAGGGGCAGCTCTTGATGTGTTGAAGAAATGGAATGTGAAGGAGGAGATATGAAAAGATATTCATTATGGGGATACGGAAAAGAGCAAGAACTCGGGGGATATGTGAGCTTTAACGATCATGTCAAGGATGTCACCGCCCTCAAGGTGAGGGTGCGGGAGTTAGGTGAACGGCGTATGGAAACTGTGACTATGTGTGACCAGTTACAGCTCGAGAACACGGCTCTGAGGGAAGCGTTGGAGAAAGCGTTTGCCGCTGGTAGGGATTGGGTGCTTGTGGGAAGAATCATCAAAGCCGCCCTTGAGAAGCTCACTGATCCCATAACAAGAGATTGGGATACGCCGGAGGAAGATGAGGCGTGGAAACATCTTGAGCAGAAGGAGGGGGCATGAAACGTACAAATCCACATTATTTTGATTGCTTAAAGCTCATTTCCACAACAGAGGCCGAAAAGTTAATTGCCAAAGGGTGGATATTCAGCGAAAGACGGGAAAGTTCTTCGTCGCATCATTTTTGGTTACAACATCCGATCAATACTGGCCCCGGCACATCAAAAACTTTGTCTCCACGGGTAAGAAGCAACCTCGTTAAAAAAGGATATATAGCGATTGATAATTGCCTGTGAAGCCCTTGGGCAGAAGGAGGGAGTATGAACTGGGAAGAGATAGATAGCTACCGCCGTAGATGCAGAGTCCCCTGGGGATGGGTATATGAATGCACGGAGCCTGTTTGCCATAACCTGTTCAAAGAAGGTAGAGGCATGGAATCAGGATGGGATTTTAGGATAGCAGCGTGCTTTGTATTTGACCCTTTCCATTGGTGGCTGAGGAAGGAGAAGACATAAATGGATAGACAAGAAGCAACCGAATGGTTAGAAGGAAAACGCTCTATGTGCAACATTCTGAGTAGCGAAGATCCTAACCTATGGCAAGTACGCATCGCTCAAGTTGATGCGGCCATGATGGAACAGGCATATTGGACACTTAAAGCGCATAAGGAGGGACTATGGACTCAATGCATAGAGTCTATTGCTAAGAATGGAGGTAGAAACGAATGATAAATCATGCCCGTGACCTTTTAAGGAGGGAAATATGAATGAGCACTGGCTTGAAAAGATAACTGAGAAGTTGCAGCAAATAGCAGACATACTTTCCAACCAAGCAGATCATCATTGGTACTGTGGCTGTGGTCACTGGAACGGTGCAAACTTAATGGTCTGTGCAAGATGTGGGAGTGAACCAAATGAACTTTAAGATTACATACACTGACCCCGAAACGCAGGAAACGATGGTTGTGAAACAGGTATTTGAAGATAGTAAAGATCTGGATATTTCTGCAAGAGAATGGGCAGAAGATTACGCTTATAGTCTTGCCGATAAAGGTTGGCATAAGGTGGAGGTAATCAAATGAACGCTGACAACTACGGAACCCTTGAGTCCTGCCAAGCACTACAAGCTGCGGGTATTGTGATGGAGACGGATTGCGTATGGGTAGACTTCTGCGGACAGTATGAGCTATTTGATAGATTGGAGTTTAGGCTCCGTTATTCTAACGTTCCTAGCGTCCCCGCCCCTTCCCTCGCTGAGATGTGGAGGGAGTTGCCGGAAGCGCATATGTTTAAGGAAAAAGATGGAACTACAGTTGCTCATGTGGGGCCAGGTAGTAATCCAATGTTCGACATCAACCCAACCGATGCCTTGATCCACTTGGCGATCTAGATGAAGGAGAGAGGGGAGAAGGGATGAAGGTTTATAGCGGTAAACAAGAGTGCGTATTAAGCACCCCCCTTGAATTTGGTTTGGCTGCTGCGCTCAAAGCTGTAGTGCTGTCCAAGGGCGGCAAGGGGATGATTAAGAATGTCCACAGCGAGATAAGACTGTCAAGGTTTTCGTTTTCAAGATGCTACAAAACACCACAAAGGTGATCTGAGAATAATGACAGATGGTAATAATGGTTGCGATGTAGTACAAATCATAAAGGAGGCCGACCATGAACCCTGATTATTTTCAAGAAGTCCTACTCCTCCCCCACCCACGCTATACTGCTTGCGCTGATGATGCAGGAAGGAATAAACAATCGAGCTAACGAGTAGCGAAAGGACAAGTGTATGCCTATGAATGAATCAGAAAAGCAGGAGAAGCCGGTTGCACCAGAATACTGTAAGGATTGCCGAGAGAGGGTTGCCAAGAAGTGCAAACTCATCGGAATCTGTGTTCCACGCAAAGGTGGATGTTTGGAATTCAGGAGGAAGAAATGATAGTAAAAAACTATCCAGCTTATTTTTGGACCCTAGAGAAAGCAATGGCAGATTTCTCTAAAAATCACAATATTGCTATTGAGAGTGTAAAGTGGGATTATAATCTTGGATATTACCAAGTGTGGGGAGGGAAGAAATGAACGTGCTAGAGATGAACAGTAAGGAGAATATTCAGACTAACTGCAAGCAAGTATTGGTTTATTATGGATTACCAACTGCCTATTTGGGCGATGTGCTCAACAGGCACTACATTAACAAACAATGGATACTCGATGCACTGGGAATCGGAGAGAAGGATGGATACCGAAAAGTATTTAATCTTGCCAATACAGCTGATACTAGGCCCTTGGCGGTGGGATTGCTCCAAGACATAGAGCGCTTATCCGAACACAAGTACCGCTTTCTTGATCTCCAGTTTATGTGGAAAGAAAAGAACAAGATCAGGGTAACGAAGATCATCCAGTCCATGTGGGGAGATCTAGTTAAGGATGCTTGTGTGCAATGGAGACGCGATTGCACTAATACTTTCTTTGCCAAATGTTGCGGAGAAGCAAAGATTCTACATCCATTGAACATGGAGACCAACCAATCTAGCGCCGAAGAAGACATCCATAAGTTCCACGTGTGGTATGGAGATTACGTTAAGAATGGCAGGGTGGCTGTGTTATCGCTCAATCCGTTCGATTTTATTACCGCATCAGATGGCAACCACGAGTTCTGTGGTTTCACTTCATGTATCAGGCCGGATGGTGAGTATGCCAATACGATCTTGAGCTATCTTGCTAGTGACTGTGTGGCTATCATGTACACAGCTAAGCCTGAGAACTTGAACTTCAAGGAGGGTAGGTGTGTGGTGTACATCAACCCTAATGCTGTGTTTCAGGGTAGAGAGTACGGCTCCATCTTTGATAGCGATCTGTTGCTAGTGCGGGACCACATCCAACAGAAGTTGCTGCCTGATGACAACTACGATCTGTTTGGTGGGGAGGGAAGGTCGTCCATAGCTAAGTGGACCAAGCGGAGCGGAAAGCTCACCTTGCAAGGCAATGATTGCTGTAACGATGGAAGTGGTTATCTAGACTATGGCTACGGAATTATGTCTATCGTCAAGGGAACGCCAGAGCAAACATTCTTCCGGTTTAAGGAGGGAACTTGTCTGGAGTGTGGAGGAGATATTGATGGACATGAGGCCGGATATGCGTGTTGTGATTGCGCTACTGATGGATATAGGTGTGAAGAATGTGAACGTGGAATTAGTGAAGACGATGCATGTTATGTGAACGACGGTAGCGGCCCATATTGCGAAGACTGCTTCTCTGGGTTTGCATTCTATTGTGGCCATTGCGGAGAGGGCACACATGACGATTATCGTATTTGCATTGAAAATGGCTCATATATATGCGAATCGTGCTTTAGTGATATAGGATTTACTTGTAGCCATTGCGAGTGCAATTTCATATCTGGGTCTAGATGTGGAGACAACGAGCCTAGGACCGGGGACTCTGAAGGCAACCAGTACTGCCAGAGGTGTGCGGACAGGTATCTCGTAATATGTGAAGAGTGTGAGGAGTGTATTCATGTAGACAAGTCTTTCACTACACATGATGATGTGTATTTATGTAGTGATTGTTTTACACAATCAACATACAAGTCTTTCAATAATAAAATATTCCATAGCGAAGATGAAAGGGATAGATATAATGAGGAGAACGCCAGCATTAACGGACAAGATCACGGGGAGAAAGTTGCAGCCTGTGGGTAGACGAGCAAAGCTTGTTAGCGAGGATAGGAAAGAACGGCAGGATAAGAAAGAAGCTCCTGTAGTTGCGTACACAGAGATGGCTATGGGGAAAAGCGAATACAAACTGCTGGAGTTGTTGCTCAAGGCTAATGACACCCAGTGCTTTGACGTTCTCAGAACGATATTCGAGAGCGAAAGGACAATCGTTGGTCTTGACAAACTAGGGGAGACATCATACCTATACGTTCCTGGCCACACCACGTTATTGCAGTCTCACGTGGATACCATGATCCCAGCCAAGCAGGGAGTGTTCATAGAGCGTAAAGGGAACGTAGTAACCAACAAGTTCGGTATACTTGGAGCAGACGACCGGGCTGGTGTGTTTGCCATGATACGGGTGTATCATGCGGTCAAGAATGAGGGAGGCAAAACTCCGGGGCTACTGTTCACCAACGGAGAAGAACAGGGTGGCTGGGGAATGCTAGACTTCATCGAGGATTTAGATGGAGATACTAAGCTGAAGGAAGAAGTCCTCCGCTATCGGATGCTAATAGCCATGGACAGACAAGGAGCTAATGAGTTTGTACAGTACACCTGGAGCCATCAGGCCGTGAAGGATCACGCCAAGTTGTTCGGATGGTCGGAGAAGGTAGGCAGTTTTAGCGATTGCATGTTCATTAGCGAGGAGATGTATACACCACATGTGAACGTTAGTGTTGGCTACCATAACCAGCATACAGTTCATGAACGGCTACACCTCGATGAACTAGAGATGTCAATAGCAAGATGTATCTTGATGGTTAAACATCCAATCGCCAAGAAGTACAAGATACCAGCCGATAAGGCCAAGGATTCTAAGTGGGGTGGATACGGATCGTGGTACAAAGACCCCTGGAAGGATGACTGGTACGGAACCAACGACAAGGGGGAGAAGAAACACGTCGGGATACACGGACTATCTGAGGGTACATGGACGGAACGGGAGCGTAGCGAACTAGCCTATGACTCAGGTGGTGAGTGGTGTGAGCTATGCTATGGGGATGTCAATAAGCAGGGCTACTGCATGGACTGTGGGCATGATGCACTAGCGATAAGTAGAGCTAACTAGGTTATTGGTGGGATGCGCATACCGAACACGCATATTTACGGAGGATGCTATGATAATAACTCATAGTGTATATCTATACGGACTAGAACTTAACCTTACCGTTGAGGTTGAGAATATTGAGTATGGCAATGATGGGATAGGGTGGTATCAGCGAGGCAGCCAGTGGAGCTATGACAAGAGGGATAATTATGTAGAGGGCTTTGAAATTGGCGATATCTATATTGATACATTTACCGGTACCAAGTTGGTAGATAATAAATCAAAGGGGTATCGCAAACTGTGTTCCATGCTATATGGAGATGATTCACTATACGAGAAAATTATGGACGCATCTCAAGAATATGCAAACGACCTTAAGGCAGAGAGGCAGATAGAGGCATGGGAGTATGCCAGAGAAGCTAAACAGAATGGTGGGTTAGGGAGGTAAGTTAATGGGTTACATGAAGATTCCAAATCTGTACAAGGATCGAGACATCATGTTGTTCAAGCAGTGCTATGCAATGGAGAAGATTCACGGTACATCAGCGCACCTGTCTTGGAACAACGGTGATGTCCACTTCTTCTCTGGTGGAGAGAGCTACGAGAGGTTCGTTGAGTTGTTCGATAAGGAGCTGCTGATATACAAGTTCATGCTTGGTGGGTATGACGATGTTACCATCTACGGCGAGGCATATGGTGGCAAGCAGCAAGGGATGCGCAAGACCTACGGTGACAAGCTGAAGTTCATCGTGTTTGATGTTAAGTTTGGCGAGCATATGTTCGTTAATGTTCCGGTCGCTCATGCCATAACTGAACAGCTTGGGTTAGAGTTTGTTGATTACCAGATCATCGACACCGATATTGATGTGCTCAACCAATGGAGAGATCTTCCGTCAGCTCAGGCAGTTCGCAATGGTATTATCGAAGAGCGTCCTCGCGAGGGTATTGTGCTTAGGCCACTAGTTGAGATGCGCAAAAATAATGGGGCCAGGATAATCGCTAAACATAAGGCAGATGCGTTCATGGAGACACGAACTACTCGTAACCTCACACAAGAGGGACTCGATATACTTACTTGTGCTAATGCAATAGCCGATGAGTGGGCTACAGAGATGAGATTGACCCACGTGCTTCAGAAGTTTCCCAATGATGTGAATATCGAGTCAACTGGTGATGTGATTAAAGCGTTGCTAGCTGATATAGAAATCGAGGCTGAAGGAGAGATCGAGTTCCACAAGGAGGCTCGGAAGCAAATATCCAAGCGAGCTGCGGACATGTTCAAGAGGAGGGTATCGGCCATATGAGAAAGCGATGGAATAGATTCTGTTTATACCTATGGGTTGAGTGGACATATATTAAACGAAGGATAGTCTATTGGATAATGGGGAGGTGATGCAATGCCAGAGGAGATCAAAATTGTGGTGGTAATCGAGGATGGAATGGTAAGGGCAATCTACACAAACAATCCAGATCCAGAGGTTATGGTGGTTGTGGTTGACTACGACGAAACAGACGAGAGGGAGCTGGTCAAGGTGCAAGATGACTATTGCTCAGTGATGGAGGCTCCATTGATCCAGGATGAAGACTTTGTATCGGCAGTTATGGAGGTACTGTAAATCGGTAACATACTGATAAACACTTTAACCACTTGACATGTTACCATAAATAGTGCACCCTTATAAAAATAAAATATAGGGGTGTACTCAAATGGCATCAAAAATTCTATGTGTTTGTGTGGTATGCAACAAAGATATTGGATGGTATTATCCTTCACTTACAAGACAAACGTGCTCTAGCGAATGTTATAAAAAGCTGCAATCAGCACTAAACAGTGGGAGCAAAAACAGCAACTATAAAACTGGAAAATATTTTATTCCAAACAAATGTGAGATCTGTGGAGACAGTATAGATTTTCGGTCCAAAAGGTGTGTTGGTTGCAAAAAACACGGATCAAAGTATATGACAAAACAAGGATATGTGTTGATAAGGGACAGAAAGCATCCCAATAGAAATCACAATAATGATGTATGTGAGCATATTATGATTATGTCAGACCACATACAGCGTCCTGTTTTAAAGGGAGAAATAGTACACCATATAGATTTCGTAAAAGATAATAACAATATAAACAATTTGCATCTATATTCCGGGCACTCAGAACACGGGAGGTGTGTCAGAAAAATATTCAAAATGATGAAAGAGTTGTTGAAGCTTAAGATAATAAGATTTGAGAAAGGAGAATATTATATGAATATTTTAACGGAAAGGGACGGAGTGCTCGTTAGAGGTGAACAATGATTTATTGGTTTACTTCTGACGAGCATTGAGGATTTTAACCACGAGAACATCTTAACCAAGTTCATTTTTAGACCGTTCAGGTGCGTTGAGGAGATGAACGCCGTTCTAATCAAGCGGCATAACGAGCGGGTCAAACCTGGGCATACGGTATACCATCTCGGAGACTTCAAGGTATCGTCCCAAGGACCCAATGTTCACGAGCTGGCAGCTCAACTCAACGGTCATCATGTATTCATCAGGGGCAACCACGACAAGAACAACGGGTTGAATGTTCCCCTGAGATACTGCGTGATTGAAACATTCGGTAGAACGATCGTTCTAGCACACAGAGAGGAGGACGCTAAAGAAGTAATGCGGCTTACAGGGATAGACTTTGCTTTCGTAGGCCACTCCCACGATGTATGGAAATTCAAGCCAGACATGGTGAATGTGGGGGTGGATCAGTGGGATTTCTATCCAGTGGATGCTAAACAGATATTTAAAGCGCATAAGAGATGGATGCGGGAAGGAGAGTAAATGGCATTAGACAATTGGATTAAGATTAGCAATCAGGATCATTGGTATAACCTTGATACGGTCAAGAGGATAGAAAAAATGGGGGGTAACCAGATGCGTCTCCACTTCATAGATGGTGGTCAGGCCTCGCATCCTCAGGATGTAGTGTATCATGGTAAGAAGTATAACATCTTCAGGCTCTTTGAGTTCATTGACATCATCCTTCAGGCAGAAGGCAAGGTTCTTAGCGATATCGAACAGGAGGTTGCTTGAGTGGAGTTACCGGTGGAGACGCTAGCGTCATTGAAGCCAAACGAGAATACGAGTGGATGGTTGAGGACGATGAGTACAGCACTCAGGTGATGAAGCACATAGTGCACCTGCTTGATATGTACCCAGATATGGACTCGACAGTTATGATGGCTGCGTTGAATGCGTTAGCTTACCAAGTGGTATCGAAAGATGATCTAGATCAGGCAATCACCGACATAGACGATTTGGTTATGAGCCAGATCTTCAAACACGGTGATACCGCCGGAACAGCGTGATCGCTATGATAGGCGCTGTGTTGGAAATAGCAACGGTTTTGCTTTTGATTCTATGGATTGGCTATGTGTGTGGTAGGATGAGGAAGTAAATAGGTTGGGGCGGAATTACCCGCCCCTTCCTAGTTTTTATTCAGGTGCTCCAGGTCCGAAGGCACCCCACATTCTGCCCATCTTCTTGTCGGGCTTATCCATCACACCCCATCTAATTGGAGTCACGATACCAGTGAGCTCTTTGGGTATTGACAAGTTAAAGTTTGTATATTTGCGAGCAACTTCACTAAGTTTGGTGTAGTCTTTGTCGTTTATAGCAAGCCTGCGTTCCTTTTCTAGTTTCTGTTTCCCCTTATTCCAATGTTCCTGCACTACTTTAGATTCCCACAGATCCATTTGGTCCTGGGAATACCCATACGGCTTGAAGCCAAAACCCTGCTTGAAGTAATCTAGTCCTTCGAGCTTGATCTGCTTAAAGTCTGGACCAAACACTTGCTTCTCCTGGGAGGTAGTAACTCCCCTGGTGTTTAGTCTATACGCCTTAATCATGTTCTCCATTGCTGTAGGTGCCAGAGATTCTGTCATCTTTACCCAGTCACCAACAGCCCCTGCCTTCGCTGCATTCGCAGCCTTCTTAATCAATCCTCCAGATACGCCCATTGTAGATTCAACGAAGTCATCGCTCCAAGGGAAGGACGGTAACCCCACCGGTCTAATTGCGGCAGACATATCCATGCCACCGAGCATTCCAAGCGCGCCAGCACTCCAGAACTTCTCAGCCTGATCGCCCATCGCCTCCTTAACCATTTTTCGTGCTTCCATTCTAATAGGAACGCCGGTCATCTTAGTCACGTACTCGATGAAGTCAGCGAGCCAGGGAAGGGCAGGGAGGCCACCAAGTAGGGTTAACCATGCGAACGATCTGGCTGCATATACTAACCCAGCATTGCCTTGCTCGTTCTTGATGTTGTAGATCAAAGCAAGTACGTAGTTGTGAGAAAATGGTCTAAATGTATATGCTAGTTGAGCTATACGGTTGATTGCCTCGGTTCCTCTGGCAACAGCAGGAGCATTAGCTGGGCCATACAACCAGTGTGTCTTGTTGATGAAGTCTTCAACCTTATCATAGATCTGCTCCTCAGTACGCCCACCCTGTTTCTTCAGGAATCTGTAGTACGCCAGAGCAGTAGACTTACGGTTAAAGATCTCCGAGTAAGTCATCGGCCATCCAAGAACCTCAAGAGCCTTCATGCCCATCTTGTTCCCACCAGATGCAACCTCAATCTTGATGGTCTGCATGAAGCGAGCCATCAGCTCTCCACGTCTCTCGAAGTATTCAAGCATGGCCCGTTCAGGAGCAGAGACGTTGGGTGAGTTCTTTTTCATGACAGCAATATCCTTCATTGCCTTGAAGAAGTATCCCTCTGCTGCAAACATCCCATCCTTGGTCTTCATGGCGCTCATTTCCATTGCCATGCGTGGGATGGCAACTGCAAAGTTCTGGGTCATCTGGAGTACGGCAGTAGAGAGTTTGCCTCCAAGATACCAGTAAAAGATTGCATTCTTGGCAAGGCCTATGCTCCGATCGTATTGATCCTTATTACGCAGGTTATCCTGTGCATACTTGACTAGGTCATTAAACAGCTGAGGAGTATTTCGCTTCACATCTTTGAGTAGTTCCATATACTCAATAGATGCCCCGAACTTTGTCTTCATTCCATAGTATCCATTGAAATAGCTGTTCCAAATATCCCTGAATCCAGTATCCTGGTAGCCACCAACAGTCTTCATCTCGTCCCACTTGAGGACATGGCGGGAAATGTCGCTGGCACCAGCACCACGAGCCCTACGAATATCAACGATAGCATCGGTAAGGTTGTCCATTAACTCGGTGGCCTGCTCCATCGTGATGGACGCATCCTCGTTGGCCTTAATATTTGCAAGAGCAAGGTCGATAACTCTGACTGTATTCATATCACCAACCATGAAGAACACGGAGTCCTCTGGCTTTTGGGATCTACCACTATGGATGGTGAATGTGCCATCTGTAGCATCCGTCTGCTTGAGTAGCTTGTTAAGTTCTCCAGTCATCTCTGCTGCGTGCTGCTCGCTCTGAGCATGGTGTGACCACACCCACTCGCTATGACTCTTGCCCTGGGGATCAGTCCACGAACGCTTAACCGCTACATAGAACGGCCCAGATCCATGACGCAAGGGTGCGTAGCCATCCAAGAATTGCTTGTCTGCATATTTGGCCTGTACCTCGTTGAAGCGGCCCTTGATCTTTCCATAAGCAGACTTCAGCTTGTTGGCGTATCGCTTCTTACCATCTTGTTCGTAGTAATCTCTCCATTGCTTATCATTGAGTTGCTCATTGATGTTGGCTGGTTCTTTTCCAGAGATCAACAGCTTGTGCAGCCTCATCAACTCCGCACCCTGTTCGGTACTCAGCGCAGGAAGGAACGGCTTAACTAGGGCCATCTTTGCAGTGGTCAGTTTGTCTGCCCAAATCCTCTTGGACTCAGCAACTACTTCCAGGTATCCATCTATCTCTTTATTGGTAAGGTTGTAGTTTGTAAGCTTGCTACCAGTTTGTTTATAGATCTTCTCAATGGTAGCAGGATTAGACAATTCCTCTCTGGTCAGATAGCTATGAGATATAGCTGATCCGTATACAAATAGTGGATCTAACTTCGCCACGCTCTTGTCTACCAACCTCTGGAAACTATCAGTCCGTTTGTACATATAGTACTTATCTGTCTGGAAATCAGCAGATCGCTTCTCACCAATACGCAATGCCTTGGTCCACTCGATAAAGCGGGTACCAAGCCAGAGGGGGTTGGATAGATTGTGCTCCCAGCGCCCTACCTCTTTGCCGGACATCGGGAGATTATCTGGGTTAGATTTCACCAAACCCTTTGCCCAATCAAGAACTAGATCGTACCATGCACGATCGGTGGTTATGCTGTCCTGGTTAGTGGCTGCAAGACCAGTGGCCCTACGCAATGATTCATTGGTTTCCAGCTCGCTGTAGTCTATAATCCCGCTAGACTCTAGCGTCTTCATGAGCGGGATTCTTTTTACAGGTCCTGCCCACTCTCTCTTGCTATCACGACTTGGATCGCTAAGGATGCCCTTAATGGTAGTTGGCAACTCACCACCACCAAATGCCGCAATCTTCTGTCCCTTAGGAACACGAGTTAGCGAGATGTTAAGTTGTAGTGGGCGATTAAATATCCTACCCGATCTAATGGCAGCAAACAACTCATCCTTGGTGGAAAAGTTCTGGCGACCAGTGAACACACCCTGCATCTTCCAGAGGAGATCACGAGCACCATTCATCAGTTTGGTGAATAGCGTAGCTTTTTCTTCAGCAGTCTTTAGCCCTGGCATCCATGTTCCATAGTCCTCAGCTATCAACTCCTGGATGTCCTTGAGTGATTGCCCTGGGTTGGTACGATACATATCATAGAGTCTGTTCTGCTCGCTCTTGGTGAGGTAGATATCAAATACCATGTGCAAGATCTCATGGCGTATAGTAACATTGAAATCCTTCAGGTCCTTAGCCAGTTTTGATATCTCAATGATAGGGCGTCCGCCCTCTTTGATCTTCCAGCGACCATTGATCTTAACCGGTTCACCATTATCTCTAGCGTAGTACTGGACCTCTCCATTGCGGATCTCTATGCTAAACCCTTTCCAACCAACGTGGAATACTCCTGGAGACTTCTCAGTGATATGGGTAGCAGTTGGAAGTTCTTTTTGGAGCGACTCAACGGTGATGCTAAATGGGATTCTGCGATTTAAGATATCGTTGGCACTGATTAACCTAGATTCACCAAGTGTATCACCACGATATGCAGTTTCCATCCCAGCATTGATAAGTGTAGTCTTAATGTTATCCTTGGCGAGGGTCTCCTTGTCGAATGCAACGAATACCTTGCCAGGCTTAATGATTAACTCGAAGTTGCCAGCTTCGGTAGTAATCGAGATAACCTTGTCGCCCATCTTGGGACGAGAAACAGCCTTGTCGCTCTTCAATGCTGCATCTACAGCCTCATCAGTTATCCCCAGCTCATTACGCAGTTCGGGAGTCAGCTCTGCAAGATAATAATATACAGGATTCTTGTTACCTTTGTGTATATCCTTACGCAATGCCCAGTGCTTACCTATCCAAACTAAATTCTCTTTAGATATAATAGAATTGTCAGTTCTTTTACGAGTAGGATCTTTTACCTTTTTAAACCAAGCATCAATATCTTTACTGGAATAGTAAAATGGAGAACTAATGGTCCATACGAAATCATCTATGTAATTCTTAGACTTTTTGTCCTTAACCATGCCAGCTATAAGCTTAGCTATGGCTGGATTTTGTCGTAGGCGAACAGCAACCATGCTCATTTGATTGACATAATCCATGACCTTGAGCTTGTACTCTGTTGCCATAGTTTGACGAGCAGTTTTTCCAAAGCGATCCATCATTGTGATGATATGGCTCTTAGCATCCTTCCACCTAGTTCCGGTGCGAGACAAATCAATCTTCAACATGTTCTTCATCTGGTCTCTAGTAACTGGATCTTTAACCAGCGGTATACGACTCTCAATATCCTTACGCATGAACTCGTAGATCTCCCGACCAGTCAGGTTGTCAATGTCGGGTATCTCGGTCACACGAAGCGACTCATCGCTGGCGTCGAGTGCCTGCTCCTCAGCCAGCTTAGCGATCTCCTCCTCGCGGGATAGTTGTTTAACGCTAGTGGACGTGGCACCACCTCGTCCAGATTCAGCAGCAAACACATCTGCGATCTCTTGAGATATACTCTGCTTAACCATTGTCTCCATAGCAGCATTAGCCTGCTTACTAGTAGACAATCCATATTTAGTCTGGATCTTTTGAGCTGCATACGCAATCAGATTAGTGAGAGTTGGTGATTCACCCTTCTGTTTGAACTTAGCATACACGACCTCGGTCATCTCGTCCAGTTCTGCCTTGGTTGGGGGGTCTCCTATGTCTCTAGCTTTATCAAGAGTAGCTATTGCTTCTCTAAGTGTAGTCCTAATCGCACTCTTCTGCTTGGCAATCTGCGCTTCTCTATTCTTCGCCTCTCGCTCTTTGGAAATTGGAACAACCGGTTCAACCTTAACAACCTTCATCGGTTTGGCATCACTAATCACATAGTACTTGCCACCGATATTGGCGATCTCGTAGTTGAGTTTGTTAACCCCATCCTGCATGGTGACAAAATTATCCACCATCTTCTGGGCAGCTTCAGGAGATTTCAGCTCTACGCTGCGAAGCGCCTTACCTTCGGGTAGCGATTTGTACTCTTTGGCCTCGATAGTCTTCGCAACCTCTTTAACCATAGGCTTCTTCGCCTCGGCCTTCGAGGATGCCCCCAGATCGACGATCGGCTTAGCGGGTGAACTAGGAGTCGGCTCCTTTTTAGCAAGAGCAGGCTTAGCCTCACCACTTACTCCAAATACTGCATCAAAGTTGTTTTGAGTCTCTTCTTCCGACACCTCTCCCTTGATCGGCTTACCCTTAACGGTTACCTGAGCCTCGGCAACAGCCTTACGTTCCTCGGGCGTGGTCTTGGCGACCTTAGCCTTACCCTTGTTCTTAGGCTTGCCCTTTTCCGTAGCCCCACTCTCTGCCTTGGCTATCATCTCTGCGAGCTGGGGCATCTTGGTACCCTTGGGAACCGTGATCTTGAGAGCCTTGGCCTTCATCCGCATCTCTGCGAACTTCTCCTTGCCAGCAAGCATTGCAGCAGTGCGCTCTTCTTTGGACTTCTTAGGAGCGACCTCTTTCTTTTCCGCCACAACTGGTGCTTCTTTAGCCACAACAGTTGGAGAAACTCCCGCCATGTCTTCTCGTATCCGGGTATTAATAGCCTTGAACTGCTCTTCGGTAACTACGTTCTTCTTGCCATTAGGAATCTTCCCAACAACAGCATCCTTGATCTGAGCAACCTTCTTAGTGCTGAAGTCCTTGCCAAACATTTTACCATAGAGCTCACGCACCTTCTCGACATACTCTCTCCATTGCTCCTTGGTGAACTCTATCTTGGGTGCAGTAGCGGCTTTCTCTTTAGGTTTACCTTTCTTGGCCTCATCCTTTGCAGCAGCTTTCTCCATCTGTACTTTATCTTTTGCGTCCTGCTTCTTGCCAGCCTCAACGATCTTCTTTACCTTCGCCTGCTGGATCACTTCAGTAGCTGTCTTGTTGCCCTTGAGGAAGTTGTCGATGATCTCACGACCACCCTGAAAGCGGATCATGCTGGAGATGATTGCCTGGAATCTCTCGTTGCTCAATTTCCCTTTACCAGCAAGATAGGACTCGATATCCTGGATAACCTGACCGACAGCCATAGACTTGCGTACCCCAAAGTCATTAACGTTGGGAGCTGCAAGGCTCATGTCAAATCCTTCACCAGCAGGAGTGGACCCCTCTATATCAAACGTAGAAGTTTCTCCGTCTATAGCGGGACCAAATAGCGACTCTAGCTCCTTCTCCGTAGCTTCTTTCTTCCCACCAATCTGTGCCTCGTAACTAGCAATCTCTTCAGCAGACAGCGTATCTCTGTGTGTATCAATGTAGTTCTGGAGATCATCAACCAGGTTGATCTCTCCGGGTCTGACCGCAACAGTCTCCTTGACTATCTTCCCCATACTCACGAAGGTCTTAAGTGTAGCAAGTACGTCTTTAAGTAGCGCTGCTCTACGCTCCTTGGATGCAGCAGCAACCACCTTAAGTGATTCCTCAACCTTAGGGCCTATCCACTTGGCAGTAGTCCCTTGGAACTTGGGAGCCATCCTAGCAATACCAACGAACTTAATCTTGCCCTTATCATCCTTCTCTTGGTAGAGCTTCCAATTCTTAGCGGTGAATTCCTCTGGAGTCTGCTGAGATACTAACCCAAACTGCTTGGATCTCTCTTCATCCATCTTGAACTGTCTACGCTTATAGAAAGACTTCAACTTCTCCTTGAGGATATTGATTTTCTCTTTGGTGTCTATCTCGCGTTCTGCATCGCTCTTGTAGTCCTTATCTTTGAAGTGATACCCCAACTCTTTCGGGAAGTAGTCTATATGGCGTTCTCCATCCTTGCCGGTAACGTCTTCGTACTTAGCTCCAGCATCAATAGCCTCTTCGATCTCATCCATCGTCTTCGGCTTCAACTGTTTTAGCGAAGATTCTTTGGCGTTAGGGAACTTCAGAGATGGCCTTTCCTTAACCGCAACCTTGGGCAAGAACGATGCCATTGCATCTTCGTCTTTGAGCATATCAACTACGCTCTTGACATTCATCCCCTCGGCTTTTTTGGCAGCAACGAAGTTAACTATGTCAATGAACGTCTTGGGTTTGGACGCCTGGAGTTCCTCTATGGTGAGATTCTTCTGTGCAAGAGGAACCATCCTCTCTGTCTTCATGGTCAGCTTATCGTGACCGTATGTTTCTGGTTCACCATATTTAGTAACAGCTTTAGCTGGATTGTTTAGGGCAGCTATAACCGATGCTACTTCCTCAGAAGATACCGGAGGAGCTTTGGGATCAGTTGCTAGCATCTCGACTACACTATCAGGATTGACCTCAGATCCCTGACGCTTGAGGAACTCCAGCTCACTCTGAGCTCTGTTGTATAGTGCCTTTGCTGCATCGGATGCATCAGCGGGAAGTCCACCCTCCATAGAATTGAACATTCTGCGGCCAGTAGCTCCTTCTGGAGCATGAGAATCAATCACAAAATCATGTTCACCAGCACGCACTATGGTTCCCGGAGGAGCAACCTCTTGATCTACAGCAACCGACTTAGTGGCGGCAGATGGAGTGTTGGTTGCTTCACCAGCAATGATATCCTGCCATGTCTTTTGCGTCTCTGGGGTCATGGTATATGGATCGACTGCCTTTTGCTGCACTATGGTAGCCTCTGGTACTTGAACTGCCCCATCCTCTTGGGCATCGAGACCGAGGTTAGCGTTTGGAGCCAGAACGTCATCCTTCTTGGCGAAGTCGCCTCTATATGCCTTGTGTGTGGCACCAGCAGCCCCCATTAGGGTTGTCATTACCAAGGTGGGACCAATAACATCAAGGGCTTCCATTAACGGGTTAGCATCCGGCCTGATCCCTTGCTGTTTTTCAACATACGATTGCCCAAACGCCTGACCCATTTCTGTCAATATTTCCACAGGGACAACCTTCGTTAGCATGACCTTAAGGAAAGACTTGAACGTTTCCTTCGCCCCCTCTGGAATTGGCATCAATCCAAAAGCTTTTCCTAGATATTTTGTTCCAAAGAATTCTCCAGCAGTCTCGATTATTCCGTTAACGACAGGAGCATAGCCCTCTGGAACCCCGGCTCGTTGAGCTGTTTCCCTGGTTTGCTGAGCTTGGGACAACCCCATTACAGCAGGAGCTGCATATCCACCCAATGCTTGCATCCCTACCCCGATAATCTTTGCTGCGGGGTGCGGAACGGCAGATAGTGCTTTCCCTCCGTAATATAGGCCACTAGCCACACCTACCGAGGGGCCGATCATTTCAGCTCCCTCTCTTACGAAACTTTTTGGATCTGTATTCTTCCCAGCCTCAGCCCAATCGGCCAATTGCTTGCCAGTTTCTGGCGCTACGCCGGAAAACTGAAGAGCTTTCCCGATCTGCTCAGGGATGCCTCGGGTAATGCCTTCATATAAGCCGCTAGGTATGTCTGAGATCTTAGGCATGATAAAGCCTGGAGACGATGGCGCAGCTATTGGTTGAGTGGGTACAGCGCTTCCAACACTAAGACCAAAGTCGTTTTGAGTTCCAAGCGTTTCGTTTCCAACAGGAACAAATCCATCGGAAGAAGTTGGTTGTCCATCTGGGATGAAAGCCATTACTCTCTCCTATATCGTTGAGGGGTCTACCTCTTTGTTGGTTTTCATGTCGTAAGTTTTACCAGTTGACGATCTAAAGAACTTCTCTCCCGGTCTCTTTGTTCCAGTCCCTACCTGGCCATTCATGCCATTCCAGAATACGCCCTGAGAGGGAGTGCTTGTAGTCGGGACAGCGGTTCCCGCCATCCTCTGCGAACCGTGCATTTCGTCCTTAATAGTACGGAATAGTCCGTCTATGCCACCAGATAACGATGGAGCTGCTTTTTTATAAGCAGAGATTCTTGCCTGCGCTCCTGCCTCTTTGTTTGTAATCAGCCCTGCCGTTCTTAAATCATCATCAAGTGCTTTAAGTTTAGCAGGGTCTTTGGATATCTGGCTACGCACAACAGTGTCTATCCTTGGGAACACAGCCAACGTTTGAGCATCTAATTGAGCAGATGTAAGAGGAGTTGTTGCTGGTTTGTTTGGATTCACGATGGGCGATCCACCACCAGCAGGAACTACTTGTTCTCCAGGTTTAAGAACCTTGTTCCCCTCGATTATTCCAGTACCCTCGGTTCCTGGCGCAATGTATCTCTCGTTCTCTTTCACTATATGCCCAGCCTCAGGTGGATTCATCGCCCTGAATCTGGTCACCATATCCCCAACCATCTTCTGGGCGTAGTCGTATGCTGGTTTGATCTTGGCTAAGTTTTGCTCGTACTGCAATTGATACGCCGCATTACCAGACACCCAACTTCCATTTGCGGTTTGCATTGGTCCGGCACTTATGTTTTGTAACGCTAACTTGCTTATGTCCTGGTTAGGATCTACCCCAGTAATCTGCTTCACTTGCTCAATAGCGTGCTTCATGAACTCTAGTTCCTTAGTCTCTTGCGGAGAGGGGCCTCTCTGAGTTTCAATTGGAGGAGCGCCAGGGGCTGGTGTCGATGGATTAGACGCTTCCTCTTTAGCCTTAAACGCCTTAACTATTCCATTCGCTATTTCAGTAGTAAACGGAATCCCTTTTGATTTATAGTAAGCATCGGTTGCTCTATATGCAGCAGCAAAATCTCCAAGGTCGTATGCCTTCTGGTATTCACCAAGATATGAAGCGTATGCAGGGTCTGCTGTCGGATTGATGGCAGCTCCTTTGGCCCCAGGTGTAGCAGCACCTCCGGTTGACTTTGCCGTTGAAGTGACTGGAGTAGCTTCTCCTCCCCTATTCATAGCCAACAGTCCACCTATGTATGGCAATGCTGAGGTGCCAATGCTCTTGGCGGTTTCCATCATAGTAGGGGTTCCACCTGGAATACCAACGGCTCCCATTTCTGTAGCAGCAGCACCTGGAGCAAGGCTGGGGATTCCAAGACCACCACTAACAGCGTTCTTGGCGGCTCCTGCCCACATCGGAAGCACTGTAGGTGCAGCTGTAAAAGCACCAACGGTACTAGCAATGTTAGTGAGTTTATTCCCAAAGTCTGCGGCAGGGGTCCTGGTGGCCTCGTTTATGCGATACCAATCGTTCTTCTCTTGCTCAGTCAATCCACCAAAGGGTGAAAACGAGGCTATTTCTGCCCCTGTATCCGCAAGTAACTGATTTCCTATTTCTCCCCAGGTTGGCATAATATCCTCCTTATCCCATCATATATGAATTCATGATGGTGCTAGCCATCGTCTGTTGTTTATTGTAACCGGCTTGATTCTGTATATTGATGTTCTGGTTCTGTGCGTTGAAGTTGGCCATAGCAGCATTGAAGGCTCTGTTGTATTCTGTCTCATACTGACGCTGGCCATACTCGGTAGCCTTGGCTCCAATATTAGCGAATCCCTCAGCGCCCTTCTCAAGTGCAGCGCTCGTGTTCATCCTAGCGAGTGGAGCTGGCTTGCCATAACTAGACAGCACTACCTTTTGGATGATTCTGGATAGTTCCCTATTGGGTCCAGCTGCCATCTCGTTAGCATATGGTTTGTATCCAGACTTGTTGTATTCTGGGGCAGTAAATGTTGGTGCAGCTATTGGGGTATAACTAGCCAAACCATATCCAGAATCTCTTAGCATGTTTAGCAGTTTTGTGGAGTCGGAACTGTTGAAACCGCTACCATTTCCCCAACCGCTTGAGTTTCCCCCTCCTCCAGAACCAGAACTACTGGTTCCTCCACCAGATCCACTCCAAGCATTCTGGTTGTTAGCTAGGGTGAGTTGACGGTTAAAATCCTCACTGCGAAGTTGGTCCTCTCGGTTCTGTGCCCAAAATTTGTCACTAGACTCTTTATCGGCCCAGGTAGAATATCCATAGGCATTTGAATACTCTCCTCTAGCATTTGGAAGCGAGATTCCCTTGCCACCGGTAGTATCATAACCTGCGCTATTCCACGTGCCATCGTAATATTCTTGCCTACCATCTTCGTATGCCATTACTCTACCTCCCGGTCCTTCGTGCTATTCTTAGATCCATTTGTTTGTCTCGCATATAACTAAATCCAGTGTGAAAAATATTCGATAGCCGTGTCACGCCTAACCATACCAGCACAAAATCCAGAATTATAGTATCCCACCAGAAATACCATATCGTTATTAACACAGAAGCCCATACCGACAGGCATGTGCCGCAGTCCAGAGGGTGTGTTTGTAGTGCTTGATGGTACAACCACGGGGTCTTGCGTATCAAGTACTCCCTTACGTGATATGTTGGGCCGCTTCTTCTCCATAGCTCTACTATTGCCTCCACCGATACTATAAGTAAGAATATCTTTAATGTCAATGGCATTATATTGATTCCTCATATTCGATGTAGCCACAGGCATTGCAGCGCAGTGCTGGATATGGTGACGAACAACAAGGTGGTGAGTGGATCAGCATCTTCCCACACCCAGGGCACGGGTTATCGGTCAATGTGTGACCTGGTAGTGGGTCATCCTTCTTGCGCCTACCTTTGATGTACTTAGATAGATCCATATGAAACATTCTCCTCTCGCAGCAACTCAATCCATTGATCTGGGGTAAGTTCAAAGTCTAATATATTGTCGCAATTGGTGCATACCGCCTGGCTCACTATACCCTCGGAGTTGGGTGGCAAAAATCTCAGGGTCATATCCGAGTTGCATAGATCACACTTGGGGCGGGGCAACGTGTCGAAGATTGATACAACCTTGTCATTTGGATGCACGATGTTTATCTCACGCTCTTGCTCTGCCAGTATTGCTTGATACATCTCAAATGCAACCGTGATGTTCTTGGTGATGTCGGCCTTTATGAATATCCCACGAGCTCGATGAACGGCTGCTTCACGCTCTGTATACTCCCTAAACTCTTCTTCGGTTAATCGTTTCATGTTCTCCTTTACAGTAACTGTGATGGGCAACATCCAGCTGCAATCATAGCGGGTGTGCGTATATCACCAGCAGCTCCAAGGCAATCAGCTACAGGTGTGGCACAATTACAGTTTGCGCATATAGTTGCTATGGGAGGGCACAGGCATCCCCCGCATCCAGTGGAACATCCATTGCACAGATCATCAAGCACCACTGTTCCATTGCAGCTATATTCATATGCCTTTTTAGATATGGCCGCATAACCACCAGCCTGTGGAGTGCATCCAATATCTGGTATACATACAGCTACGCAATCTCCATATGTACGTACAGCTGGAGTAGCTCCAGAATCATAAGCGTTCACTGCCAGCGTTTTCGTGGCTACCGTCTGGCAATCACACACCAGCGCAATAGTCGGATTAGATGTGCATCCAGGATTAGAAGTTGGAGCAGTATATAGTCCGGTCTTAGTAACCTTGCCTTTGCCTGATGTTAGTTTAAAATAGTACGACTTCTCTGGGCAAGTATTGGTAGCTGTCAATTGAATTGATTCACCAACATTAAGCTGATTGGTTGTAGAAGTAATTGATGGAGTACAGGATAATTGAACACACAGCGTTGGCTGGGTTGTACACTCTGAAAATCCTGTATTATTATCGACCAAATTGAAAACTGTACATTCGATAATGTGGGTCGGTCCGTAAACCATGCACCATAGATCATCGAATTGATCTTCGCAGCGATTTCCTGGACTTGAATCGGTAACTTCTTTGGCGCAAATAATAGCTCGATTGTCTTCTGGTTTCCTTCTCACCCACACATCTGTTGCTGATTTTGGCTTTTTGTATGGACCATCAAAAGGATACGTACATATTAACTCGATTGGCCCACCCTTGGTGTTGTCACAACAATGTCCTTGTATCCAGCAATTATAATTCTCGTAACCACCTTGCTTCTTTCCAGGTCTGCGAGGCTTGGGCTTCCCATTGGCTGGAAATGGGCTGGGATTATATGGCACGTAATCATATGGGGTGAAATTGTTCTCTACTCCCGGATAATCCTCTTCCGGTTGCGTATATACCTTCTGGTGCTCTGATTCCTTGAACTTGCCTAGTTTATCCTGAGCAAACTTCTCCGAAGTAGATCTCTGCATGTCCTGATAGCTACCATCGTACATCTGGGTGAGCCTTGCGGTCTCAGTTCTAGCTATCTTATCCCGTTGGCGTGCTATCATTCAGACCTCCTCATCATGCCAATAGATGCATAGGCAAGAGTAAGATCTTCGTCTGCTGATTGGATGAACTCTAGACCCAGGTGCGTGCCTTCCATATTCGGGAAGTCATCATAGTGGTCAGTGTGATCGTTAGACTTCAGCATCTTAAGACGGATGTGGTATAGTTCAGAACCACCCAAGGTGTCTGCATTGATAAACTCCAACGACACCTGCCTCCCGGATAGATTGGGGAAGGCGATGCTCTGGCTAATAACAGCTCCAGACATTGATGGAGTGCTTGGAACATCAATGGTATATACCGTTGGTACCGTGTAAGCGATTGCCCATGATGGAGCATTTGCGGTATCTGTAGTGGTAACAGATGGAGGCTTCATGGCTATCGCATAGCCAGGAGCATTGGCCGTGTCGGTGGTAGTTACCGCCGGTGGGAATGCCGTGTTTATAGACGGTGCATTTGGAGTGTCTGTAGTGGTTACTGTTGGAATAAGATAGGAAGTGCTCTCCAACATCTCCCATTCACAAAGCACCGAGGAACTAGTGTTTGGAGTGCCAGAAATTTTATACCATCTGTACGCTGTTGTATTCGCAAACGCTGTATCGTCCCATCCAGTATCTACGTCAAGAGCAGCGAGAGTGGATAACGATGTCCATGAGCCATCTACCCCGTTAGTTGTGTCGTTGGAACCGTAGAATGTTCCCGCATGCAACGCGCCCTTAGACGCAGCATTTAGA